GCCGATGTAGATCCAGAAGCATCTGGAGAGCCAGTAACCGCATGAGCTACATTATAATATCTGTAAAAATGAGGATTTCCAGTAGTCCAATTATCATAATAATTAACTTGTACTAACTGCCAAGAGCCATTAGAAAAAAAGCACCTCATTCCAAAAGTATTACAAATAGAATTTAAAAAATCAAAAGCAGTTGCATATTCTTTTACACCATTATTACCTAACTCTACAAAAGCCATAAAATTAAATCTAGAATAAACTAATGGATCTCTGTCTGCTTGATGAGTCATTGTATCAGTTGTCCAATCTACATAAGTTTTAATGTATCTTCCTGGACTAACACCAGTAAAAAAAGTGTCTGTATTTATTTGATTTATAAATGAATATCTAAAGTATTGTAAACAAGTATAGGCTGAGGATGTATCGTATCCAATATTAGTATTAAATTTAATATCTTGTAAATTAGACAATCCACATACTGCCGTTAAACTAAACTCTCTAGGATAAGCAACGTCTTGCTCTGGGCTAATATCATTTAATAAATTTCCACACCAAAATAAATCATAAGAAACATCGTCATTTGAACGATAAACTCCAATTTGCCATCTACCATAAACACTTATCTTTATTTCATTGATTAAAGCTTGTTGAGCATCTGAATTAATAAGCATATCGAATACTAACTCGCTTGGTATTAATCCAGTAAATCTGTCCTCATCATCTGTTTGATAAGTTAAATCAAAACCTTTAGAACTTAAATTAGGAGTATAATAAGTGTTGTTAGTTGCTTCGTTATCGTAAATCTCTAAACGATAATAAACACTTCTATCACTTGAAAAGCTTAATTCAAATTTTTTCTCTCTTGCCATTAGTAACCTCTTGTTCTGTTTCTGTTATTTTTAGCTCTATCACTACTTAATAAAATATCTGATCCTTTTATCGTTCCGAATACTTGAACATTGCCTCCTCCACTATCTCCAATAATACCTTTTAATTTATCTAATGGAGCTATAACTTCTGGATTAGACATGCTTGTTCCTGGTCCTTCTCCTATCATACCCACAGTAGCACCAGTTACTAATCCACCATCAGCAAATCCAAATAATTTAGGAATGCCAGCAAATCCTCCAATATCTTTAAAACCCATTAAAGCACCAGCTCCAGTACCTCCTAGCAAAGCATTTAATAAAGCAGTTGCTGCTAGTTGAGCTAGTATTGCTTTTAATGCTTGTTTAGATCCCTCTACAAAAGTTTTGAAAAACCCATCTGAACTCTGCAAAGCTTGAGAAAATACACCTTGTATAGTATTACCAAAAGATGCAAAAGATGAAGTTATTGAATCATTTAATGAAGCTATATTTTCTGTCTGTAAATTTAATTCTTTTTGTAATTCTATTGCTTGAGAAATTTTATCTAATTCTTCTTGAGTAATAGGAGCTAATAAACTAAATCCTTGTTCTGGAACAACTCTATTATCAAAAGATGTAAAATCTTGTACTATTGCTGATCCTTTTTTCTGACTTCCTCCTCCAGATCCTAGTCCTATTCCCTTATTAAATTTAGATATTAAAGGTAAAACTTTATTTAATGAGTTTTTTATTGAAGTTCCAAAGTCATTAAACTCGTTTTCATATTCTTTAGTTTCAACTTTTAATACTATTGCATTAAATGGATTAATGTCTATAAAAAATTTAAGCATATCAATAAGAGCATTTTTCCACCAGCTAATATCACTAAATCGTTCTTTTAATGCTTCCCAGTTATCAGTAATAAATACGATAGCGGCTGCTAAAGCAGTAACTGCTGCAACAGTTGCTAATACTGGAGCAGATATTCCAGCTATTGCAACAGCAATACTTCCTAAAACTATTAATAATGGTCCTAAAGTTGCAGTTAATAAAGCTATTCCAATAATTATTTCTTGAGTCTTAGAATCTAAATTACTAAAACCATTTAAAAATGACATTAATTTTTCTCCTAAACGAATTATAATTGGTATTAGTTTTTCTCCAATTTCTTCTGCAATATCTCCAAGTCTATTTTGCATTTGTACTAATGGACCTAAACCCTCTTTAGATACTGCTTCAGCTTGACCTCCAAAAGCAGTAGATAGAGCATTAACTGCACTATTTAATCTATCAACAGTTCCAACTTCTCCCTCTATTTGTATTCCATACCTACTTAAAGCATTTGTACTAGATCCAACACTTTTAGCAACTAGTTTAGCTGCATCTCCTAACCCTACTCCTTGAGCAGTTGCAAAGTCTTGAATTAATGGAGTTAATTTTAAAATAGCTTCTTCATTAAGTCCTAGTTGAGCTAGAAACCCTTGAGCTTCCATTGTAGCCTCATCTCCAAATAAAGTAACCTTTTGTAATTCTTGAGCTTGATTTTTTAAACTATTAAAAGCTTCTTCATTACCTTTTAATGAAGTTCTTAGTTTTGTTTCTGCTTTTATTTGTTCATCAAATGCTTTAACTGCTACTGCTCCAAAAGCTATTACTGGAAGAGTTAAGCTTCTAGTCATTGTTTGACCAGTTCGCTTCATACTAGCTCCAAACTTTTTAAGTCTCCTAGTAGCTTTTTTTAAGCTGCTCTGGAATTGTTTATCGTTTAAAGATAGTTTTACACTTAAATTCTTTTCAGCCATTTTTTTTATTTATTAAATCGTATTTTTTAGCTATATATTCAGCTCTCTTCTTTTGTTTCTCAACATCTTTAACTTCTTCTCCATTCTCCCATTCAAACTTAACTAGTTTTTCTGGAGTTAAATTTTGCCCTTTTTTTGTGTGAGGCTGCAACATTAAACAAGCTAACCATCTTACTCTTTCCCATTCTCTCTTTTCTTTTGATTCTATTACGTCATTACGTCCTTTTTGAATTAAAAAAAATTCGTGAAAAGTTAAATTCCAAAATTCATCTGGTAACAATCCAAGCCCATAACCAACAGACTCTAATGTATCCCAGTCTATTTCTTTGCCGCTTTCCTCTTCTTTGCGGCTTTCACGTTTCCCTCGTTTCCAAGTTTAGCACTAAATTGTGTAGAGAACACTTCTAATACTTTATTTAAAGCATCAAAATCTTCATCTAATAAATCTGCTACACTTTCAACCGTTAAAGAACATTCTTGTCCGCTTACTCTTGCTCCATCTTTAATTCCGTTTAGAATCAAAAAACAAGCATCATCTAAACTCATTGAATCTCCTAATTTATCTAAATCGCTTAAAGCTCTGTCTGTATCTTTACAGAACATTCTTAAAGAATTCATTCCAAATCTAATAGGATAATCCTTTCCGTTTATTATAACTATTTCGTACATTTTTATCGTTTTTTTTTATCGTTAATATTTAATTAAAGTTGAAGAGGAGGAGCATAAGCTCCAACCTCGACAACGATAAAATCATTATACTGCATTCTGTACTATGTCTCCAGAACCCTCAATAGATACAGAGTATGTAGGGGCATCTTCAGTACCTCCAGAAATCTCTAGAGATGTAATAAAACCACTTCCAGTATAAGTAAAACCCGCTGGAGTAGATAGAGCAAAAGTAAATGTTACTGCTGTTCTATTTCTTGATGAAGTAAATAACTCATCAACATCAGTCGTTGATGCAGTACTTGCAAAGTCCATAAGTCCATCAGCACTTAAAGAAAAGCTTTTAGTACCTCCTAGAAGAGTTCTGTTTCCAGATGAATCTTTATTAGTTATGTCGATAGTATCAACATTGTAAGTTAAACTTACATTTTGTGAATGCATTAATTTGAATTCATCAGCCGCACCAGCAGCAGCTTGAACTTTCAATATTAAATCTGTTCCGTTAAAAATTGCCATTGTTTAAATTTTTTTATTTATTAATATCTTCTTTTTTGCTTTCTTTTTTATTATCAAGAGCTTTTAAAGACTTTAAAACTCTGAATTCTTTTATACCTACTTCGTATGATTGACCTTTTTTATAATCAACTCCTCTAAAAGTAATATCTTTTTTTAACTTAATTTTATACATATCTATCTATTTATATTAAATCTATAATCGTGAGCTATTTGATAAATCCCATTTGTTCCGCTTGTATCATCAAAAGACTCAACAGAATTCTCAAAAAATATTTTATCTACTACAACTCCAGCAAAAGTTCCACTTACATAATCTAAAGCAGTTCTTACATTAGCTGACAAAGTAATTAAATCACTATATTTAGAATGAACTAAAGTAATCTGAACACTAACATAGTCATAAGTAGATACTCCGTTTTTAGTCATATTAGGAATATCGCTAACAACTTGGTAAACTATAAAAGGTAATGTTCCGTTTTGCTGATTAATTTTATATCTAGACGGATAAATTCTAATTACTCCACCCTCAGTAACTAATGGAGCAACTTCTGAATCATTACTTAAAATATTATATATAGCTTTTCCTACTTCCATTATTTCTTAAATCGTTTTTCAATCAATCCTTTTAATTGATTAGTTACGTCATTTAATGCTTGTGATCCTTTACTTCTTGCTGCTTGGTCTAACATTCTTAAACCAGCTACACCTCTAAAACCATACTCTAAAAAGTAAAAATAAAAGCCAGTCTTATTTTCATTAGCAAAAGCCCCTTTTACTCTTGGACCTACAAAAACACTAGGAGCAACTCCTTTTCTGTTTTTACCATTTATTACTGCTAAAGACTTTTTTAATTGTTTACTATCTTTAGGAACTAAACCCTTTAATTCTGATAAGATTGGCTTGGCTGCTTTTCTCATTGCTTGTCTTAAAAGAGTTTTGTTTTTAGAATCAGACATATTTAAAGACTCTAAATTTTTAGCTATTTCAGCAAGCTGTTTCTTATTTATTGTTATTCCTACTTTCATTAAGTTGAGAATATATCTTTTAAATCTTTTCTTTCTAAAGTCAAAATCATCTTATCCTTTCTCCCTACTTCTCTTATGCCAGTAATTGCATAAGAAGTATCTCCATTTCTAATATAAAAATCTGGACTAACTCCTATTGCAGTTCTAAATCTTATTAAACATTCTATTTTCTGCTCTCCTATAAAAACATCTGATTCATAATTAGCTATACCAGATTTAAAATTAAAATCTCCATAAATAGTTACACTTGTGCCACTTCCAGCAATTCGCTCTCCGTAAGCATTAGTAGTATAAACTTGATTTAATAAAGTTAATTTTCTATCTAGCTTTCCAAATATCATAACTCTAAAAATCTGTAAGGAGTTAGCATATACTCAACCATTAAAGGTAATTCTGAAACTTGTGTACCTAAAACAACATCTTGTCTTTGTTCGTAATATCTACCCACTATAATAAGCATAGCTTGTTTTATAGCATCCTCAACTTCGTTAGCAGTTCTTCCAACTACAAACTCAATATCTACCGCGTTTGGTCTTTCATAAGTATCTGGAAAAGTACCAGTATTACTTTGATAAATTCTACCTGGTTTAATTTTATCGTCTAAATCATATTCAGAAGCTGCTAAAGTTTGTAAAGAATTACTAGCATCATAGTATTTTATGTGTGTAACACTTTGCACTATTCCCACTTGTAAATCTATATAAGGAGGGAAAACATCAAAGTAAAGATTAAAAGTTTGAGTCATCAATCTTCTTCTTGTGAACTCCTCTACTTGATTTGTAGCAACTCCAATTAATGCAGTTATATAATCATCGTCATCATCATAATCAGAATCTACTCTTAAATGTTGTTTAGCTTCAGCTAAAGATA